AACTCACTGGAGAAGATGAGGAGGCGCTTGCGGCTCTTGATTCCGATGATGATTTATTGTACGCACAATATATGGCAGCCCTTCTTAAAAGAAGTGTTGTCTCTATTGGAAACACCAGTATTAAAGATAAGCCATCGGTTATTGATTCTCTTATTATCGGTGATAGGGATGCTTTGTTCCTGGCTACGGTCAGAGCAACGTATGGCAACAAACGAGAATACTTAATTAACTGCCCTCATTGTCGTTTAAGCAATGACGTGTCTATTAACTTAGATGACTTCCCTAACCGTGACAGTGAAATAGATCCAAAAGAACCCATTGAGGTTGTACTTAAAAACGGGACAGTACAGAAGTTTGACTTGGTTACTGGCTCTGATAGTCAGTATGTCAGCAAGACAGCAACAACTATTCCAGAGCAAAACACCATCCTTATTGCTAGGTGTGCTGTTTGGGCAGAGGGCACTAAGCCCAATGATCCATTGGTTTGGGCTAAGAAATTGGGTATGAAAGACCGAGCAAAAATCATTGACAGATTATTGGAAGCACAACCTGGCCCAGAAATCAAGGAGGTGGATGCCCACTGTGCCCATTGCGAAAAGCCTTTCCCAATCATGCTTAACTGGGCCTCACTTTTATTCGGCTAATTTAGTAGTAACATATTGGGACTACGATTCCATAGCAACTGTTTACAAGGGCTTTTCGCTCAAAGATATTAAAACGATGACTGTACGGCAAAGATCCTACTGGTCAGCAATGAGCAAATGGCGTAAACAGGAGTCATAATGGCAGAGAAAAACCTAGGAGATCTTCGTACCAAGTTCAAACTTGATACGGAATCTATTGATAAGTTGGCTAAAAGCGTTAAAGGCGTTCGTGGTGACTTTGAATGGCTTAGTAAAAACCTAACGCAAATTAATACCAAATTAGATAAAACTCTTAAAGCCTTACAGGGTATCCAAAAGGCTGGTGGTCTTCCAGGAACACAAGCAAATAAAAGTGCTGGTGGTATTGAGTTACCACTAGGTTCAGCCAATAACAATACTAGTAACCCAACAATCCAAGCCAACTCAACAGACGCTAAGCAAGCAATTCAAAACATCACTATTAACCAAGCCGCTGGTGGTGGGGGCGGTGGAGGAGGAGGAGGAGGAGGAGGGGGTGTTGGAAGAACGGGAGGAATGCTTGCTGGTACTGCAATGCAAGTATTTCAATCTAGTCTTCAGGCACTAGACAATCGTATAAATAGCAATTACCAAAGATCTCTTGGTGCTGACAAACTTGGTGTTTACTACCAGCAAAACAAAGGAATTACAAACAATCAGTATTACCACCAACTGCGAGAACCACTTCAAAATCAACGACTTGGTTATGGTGGAATTGATACGTTGCTTTCGCTTCAAGCAAGTACAGGGATTGAAGCATCTAAACAAGCAGGTGGTATTGCTGGGCTTCGTGCCGTGTCTGGGTATTCCTATTCAACTGGGGACATGGCAAACATGGTTAATACTTTGGGATCTGCCCAAGTAAACAACCGTATGACCATGATGCTTGGAACAGGTATCTATGGAGTAGGTGGACAACAACGTGGCATTGACCAAGTTATTAAAGACATTACAAAGAATTCTGGTTTAACTAATGCTGGAGTGCTTAAGGGAGCACGTCAATCTGGGTCGGTAACAAGAACACGGTTGGAATCAATGGGTGTTCCACCAGACATGATTGACATGGTTCTTGACTATGCCGATTCTAATGTTGCGTATCAGAAGAAGGGTGGGAAGGGAATGTACGACCCTTCCAATAAAGAACAACGAAAGATGATGGGAATTGAAAAGAACTTTGCAACACAAGCAGAAGAGACTGCCCGTGTAAAAGAAGGAAGAGATGAGAACTTCTATAAGCGTCAAGCAGATAACTACGCCCGCATGGAAGAAGGAATTCAGAAAGTAACTAAGGCTTTAGGCGCATTTGAAGATAAACTTTCTGGAATTGTTGGGGCAGGGGTATCTACTAAAGGTGGAATGGCAAGAAAACTTGGTGGAATGGGACTGATGGGGCTGGGTGTCCTCTCAGGTGTAATGTCTGGAGGTACGTTAACACCGCTTGCTATGGGTATGATTGGTGCTGGCGGTGTAATGGCTAGTGGTGACCCTATGCCAGCAGATAAAAAACAACGATCTGGTGTGTCTGTACCTATGGGCTACTCTAAGCCTGCTAACCGTGTTCCACTTTCTCAAGTAGCAACTGCATCTACATTTGCGCCAATGAACACAACATTTAAGAACCGCCTGCTACAGATGTTTGCGGAGAACCCCAACGTAGGTATTGGTGAAGGTATCCGTTCAGAGGGTACACAAAAGCAACTATTCCTTTCTCGCTATTCAAAAGTAACGGATGGATCAGAGGGCGATGCTGAATGGAATGGGGAACAGTACAAACACACAAGCGGTGCTCCTGCGGCACCTCCAGGAAAGTCTATGCACGAAATTGGACTTGCTGCCGACCTTGTTGGAGACCTTGACTGGGTACAGAAGAATGCTGCCCGATTTGGACTTAAGACTTTTGGAGATGTCAACGGTGAGCCTTGGCACATTCAACCAGCAGAACTTCCTAACTCCCGATGGGAATATGAAAAGAATGGTTCTAAATGGGGCGCTCCTCCAGGAACATCTAAAGGAAGCAGTGGATCAGATACTGGTGCTTACATTATTGGAGATAAGTACGTAGGCAAAAGTGGTAGTGGTGGAGCAGGGACGTACAGTACATTTCAAGGAATGTCCCTAAGTCAACAAATAAGTGCAATATCTTCTGAAAACCACCAAGCAATGGGTGGTGCTTCTGGAAGTGGTAGTAGCAGTGTGCAAGCACAAAGCACTGGAAAGACTTCTAGTTCAACTCCACAATCCGCAGGAACTCCTCCAGCAGGAACAATTGATCCTGTAACACTTGCAACTTTGATGTACAAGCGAGGGTTTCGTGGACAGCACCTGTTGAACATGATGGCAATTGCAGGTAGAGAATCTGCGTGGACACCTGGAGCATATAACGGAGTTGGAGTAGATCGTTCATATGGTTTATTCCAAATCAATATGAAAGGCAGCCTTGGACCAGATCGCTTGAAGAAAATCGGTATCCAAACTAACGAAGACCTTTATGATCCAATCAACAATATTAAAGGTGCTTGGATATTAGGCGGTGGAAAGAGTGAGAATTATGTCCCTTGGAAACACGAAGGTGGTCCAATGGCTAAGACAGAAAGTTGGATGCAGAAAGCAAAAGTTGCTGCCCACACTGCTGGTGTTGATCGTGGTGACCCTATGCCTAGTGGACCATCTCGTGGAGCACCAAACGTACAAGTACAAGGTGGAACTAATGTTACAATTGCTCCTAATATCTATGTAACTTCCTCTGGTAGTACACAACAAGACGCAAGAAAGATGGCGCAAGAAATTGCCCAAATTATGGAACGAGAACTTAGAAAAGAACTGTTGAGGAATGGCTAATGGCATACGGCGGAGAAGACGCACAATATAATAAAAAGGTAGTGGTTCCTGCTGTCAAAACTTCAAGTACTACGATTAAGAAAAAGTTTGTTGATGCAAAGGACACTCGTACTGTTACATCAAAAGCACTTTCAACATTTACTCAAACTCAAAATCAAGAAGCACAAGCAAGACTTGCTTCAACTGGGTTTACGCAGTATGAACAAAACCCAAAATTCATTTACCCTGGCACAAGAGACACTGTTAGAGCCAGAAATACGGTAGGTGGAACAACCATCAATCGTGGATATGTGCGAAGATTAACTGAATTTTATGCCAGACAGTCCTCTGGATCAGACACTCCATCAGTACTAAGTAACTTAAAGTGTAACTTTCAGTTTAACCCAGACAGCATTACTCGTGCAATCCAGTCTGATACTAGTATGCAGTTTTTCTTTAATCAAGACCCTGCTCAACTTACCCAACCAGTTCCTGGTAAAGCAGGCTATGCATTTGATCTTTTGTTTAACAGAGAAGCCGAGGTAAATAGTGGAAAATACCTTATGGGTGGAAAATTACTAAAAGGTAACCGAGCAGCAGTAGGTACAGACAATAGTAGTTTTGAGCAAGTAACTTCTAGATTCCTTCAAGATGACGCAAAATATGATCCTTCTTGGGTAACTGAAATTGGTGTACTTGCAGACATCATGGTGCTAGACGATATCTTGGGAGTTGGTCTTGCTAAAGATGTTGTTAAGGCTATTACTAACAATGCTCTTTCGTTAGCCGCAGAAGAACAAGAAAAAGTTGATCCAAACGATGCGACCAGCACAGTAAAGGAAACTGTATACGACTCAACCAGAATGAATAACTTTACTTCTAATTTAGGAAACAAAGCATTTCTTGTTCCGCAACCTATTCGTGTGGTGTTTAGTGATTGGATGATGATTGAAGGATTTGTTACTAGTAGTCAAGTTACTTTTAATAAATTCACTCGTGGCTTTATTCCTACGCAATGCTCAGTTGCTGTGCAAATGCAAGCCCTGTATATTGGGTTTGTCCAGCAAAAAACATTCCTAACAGACATGCCTGTCCTTCCAAAAAGTGAAATTGATGGAACAGATGGCATTCCTGATCCACCAGCGGCAGGTACTCAAGAACGAATTATCTATGATCAAACAACGGCTGGACTCACCAACTTCTTAGACAAGTGTAATTGGGATCAAGGTAAGAGTGACTCACACTTTCTATTGCAAGACATATTTGCTAAGACTGCACAAAGTAACAAGTTTAACTTTTACACGGGGATATCTAACGAAGGAATGGCCTTTTGGAAATCTGTTGGTGATACAGCAACAAATGCAGGTGGCATTGACTTTACGTTCTCTGGAAAGATGTCTTTTTGGTGGGCAGAACATGTTTCTAATGCAAGCAATACTCGGGATACAACAGTAAAAAATGCTACGGGTTCAGGGTTAACTTATGCACTTGGTCCTCCAGAGACCACCAGTGCTTGGACACGTTTTGGAACTAAAGAAAATCCATTTGTAATGTCCATAAATAACCATCCTTGTAAATTCCTAGTAAGCATTGTTGGAGCAATTGGTGAAACAAGGGCCATGTTAGTGCTTGGTAAATTTTCACAATACTTATACGAGTCTGGAGAAGATGCCATGTGGGAGTGGGAACTTGCTCAACCAATAGCACAACTACCTTTTAAACAAGATCGCTTCTATGGAGAGATTGAATTGACTGTGCAATGCACCCGTGGTGGTGTGGTTGTAGATGTTCCACAGAAGATTGTTCATAAATTTTCAGGAGTAGAGGCAAGTGGAAAACGTGGGATTGCTATCGGAAATAACCCAATGCTTGGTGGTGTTCCTTTTACTGTGGTTGCTTCATGATTACTGCATTGTCTAGATATGAGTACAACCCAGTTGTATTAGATGACGGTGCAGTAACTGCATCTCGCAAAACTGTATCTGATGTGCCTGTGTTTCTTTATACTCTTAAGTATGGTGACACCCTAGAATCACTTGCGGCAAAACTCTATGGGGATCCAGGGCAATGGTGGAGATTAGCCGATGTTAATCCACACGTTACATTTCCTTTAGACATGTACCCAGGTACGGAAATTCGTGTACCACAATGATTACCAGATTTCCATTTGGTGATGCGCCAATAATTACAACTAATATTATTGGAGGTACTATCCCCGATAAGCAAGTTGTTGCTGTTGACATCTCATACTCAGAGAATAAACATGACATTGCAACAATTACTTATTCAGGGTTTCCACCATCTGCTGTAACTGCTTACCGTGGGCTTCCAGTCACTATTACTTTTGGAAACAACACCGCAAACACTGTGGAGTTCAATGGGTACATTGCCTACATTGAAATTGGATCATACTCAAGAATGGGATCTGTTAATGAGTCTCTTATTCAAGAAGCAAAAGTTGTTTGTTTTGGCACAAGTTATGAGATGAAACCTCCACGAAGTGCTGTGTACAAAAACATCTCCCTGCCTAGTCTTGTAAAGAAACTGGCAAGTAAGTATAATTTTTCGTATTCTGTTCCAAACAACAATTATGTATTCCCAGTAATAGATCAAAGTAACAAAT